CCTATTTCTCGTAGGCAGGATGAGGATGTATTAGCTAATGCTAATTACTTCCTGAACCCAGATCATAACTGGTTATACTTTGAGTATGAGGAGCTTTATGCTCCAGTACTTAAAGGTATGACTGGTATCCAAGCGATGATACTTAAGTATCGTCCTTGGTATGATTTGCATCCACACAGTGTCATTGAGGGTGGAGAAATCCATTTTCTCCAAGAGGTGGGTGGCAAGCTAAGAAGCGTTGCCAGTCCACATCTCGTTCATCAACTGGCCTTGAAGCCATTTGGTGATGCCGTCTATGACCTCGTACGATCCCTACCATGGGATTGTACATTTGATCAGCAGAAGCCGCATTATGTTCTCCAGACTCATTTGTCCAAAGGTGACACTATTTATAGTGTTGACCTAAGCTCAGCTACTGATTATTTCCCTCTGGAAATACAGTTGGTTGTGCTGAGAGCACTCTTCGGCAATTCACCTGATGTTCGTCTATTTGAGACGATCAGTAAGGCTGAATGGCGTACTAACATGGAGGGAAACCTCCCTGCTAGGATGAGTTGGAATAGAGGACAACCATTGGGCTTATACCCAAGTTTTGGTGTCTTTACTCTGACTCATGGAGTACTGCTTTGGTTCCTTAATGGAAAACGGTACGATAATACATTTTTCGTACTTGGTGATGATGTTGTCATCTTGAATGATAACCTCTATCATCGCTACATTAAGGCACTTGAACAAATGGGCTGCCCATACTCTCGTGAAAAATCAATCACGAGTGCAAAACTCTGTGAGTTTGCAGGAAAGATAGTCACTTCTTCTAAGGTAATACCTCAGTTGAAATGGCGGGAAATTAGTAACGACAATTTCCTTGATATCTGTCGTCAGTTGGGCTGTCGCAGTCGATCACTACTGACCACTCGTCAAAGAAGGGTTTTCGATGCGTTGAAGCACATTTGTGCTCCACCGCTCGGACCTGGACTTGGTTTCTCGTTACCTGGTGAAAACCTGGTTTCGATGATACTAAGGACAGATGCCCTTTGTAAGAAGAGTGACAGTGTAGTCGGCTCCTTGATGGGCCTATCGAGTACTATCAACCATAATGTATATGGTGATAAGCACTTCCTGAATCCATCAGCACTGGTAGATTTTTCTACTGTGCTTAAGATTCTTGAGACTTTCGACAAGAAAGTCTGGTCGGTCCTCCTCAAGATCCTACCAAAGGATCTTGTGG